TTGAAATTAAATCTGACAGTGGAACATTAGGAGGGTACCTAGACTCATGGTATCAAGGCACCTCTGGTGGTATACATTTAGGTGCAAGATCGTCTAATGGCGTTTATTATAATAATGTGACTTGCAAGGATAATGGCTATACGGGAATTGGTATCACTAATCCCAGTGTGACATTTCATCACCATAATGGTCCATGGATGCATAGCCACGGTCAAAACATATCTAATTATGGATTCTTTACCGGTAATGTTAAATTTGGTTTACGCGTCGATCAGACTGGATCCGTTACATGGGGTAATAGCACGACGACAGCATATAACCAGGGTATAATTTTTACTCAGGGTACTGGTGCAAATCAGTACTGGGCAATTGGAAGACAGGGTGCTAATGGCAGTCTTTTATTTTCCAACAACGGATATGCAACTGGTTATATCGCTCAAGGTTTAAACAATCGTGTAATGAATTTTACTGGACAACACAGAACCTTTGTTACAGACATCCCTTTTAAAGAAGCGATAAATAATGAGGGTCTCATTGTTTCAGCAAATACTAATAAATATATCAAAATGTCAGATGGAATAGATGCGGGTTCAAATGCTATCACGGTAAATGAATCTCTCCCAGTGTGTACATTATCAAATGTTGCATATGATAAGACGTGTTTTGGTGTAGTTTCCGCCTCAGAAGATCCAGATAACAGACATGATTCTGTTGGTTCTTTCTGTACTCCTTTCCAAAAAGAAAACGGTGATACGCGTGTATTCATCAACTCGGTGGGTGAAGGTGCTGTTTGGGTTGTAAATGCAAATGGTCCTATCGAGTCAGGTGATTATATAACTACATCCAATGTACCTGGATATGGGATGAAACAAGATGGGAATTTTCTTGCTACATGGACTGTAGCCAAATCTACAATGGATTGCAATTTTGATCCTGTAACACAACCCGTTAAAAGAATCGTAAAAGAATTGACGGATATTAATTATTACCTTCGTAGTAATACTTCAAACGAATTTATGACAGAAGAAGAATATAATAAACTAGATGACGAAAATAAAAAAATGTACAATTTTGCTGAAGTCCGACAGGATTTAGTTAATGTACTTGACGAACATAACCAACTTCAATGGGAAGACCACCCCACAGAAACAGAAAAAGCTTACAAAATAAGATACCTTACACATGATGGTACGGTGACTGATGAAGCGAACGCCGACTACACCGCAGCTTTTATTGGATGTACTTATCACTGTGGTTAAATTTTTATTTCTAAAATACACTTTATACAATAGTGACTTGACACTTAAAAAAATAAACTCTCACTATAATATAAAATGTCTGGTGGTATCGCCCAACTTGTTGCTGTCGGTGCTCAGGATGCGCACCTCGTCGGTCAGCCCGAAATCAGCTTTTTCCGCTCTACCTACAAGCGCCACACAAACTTCTCCCAAACCGTGGAACGCCAAGTGATCCAGGGGAATGTGTCTGCCAATGGCATGTCCACTGTTCGATTCGAACGCAAGGGAGATCTCCTCAACTATGTGTACCTCATGCCAATCAAGGGTGATGGTGTTGGTGCCAACACTTTCTCTACTAACTGGTCGGATGTGATCACTAAAGTGGAACTTCTTGTCGGTGGACAAGTTATTGATGACCAAGACGTCACCTATTCTTCCCTTATCGCTCCAACTCTTTCCGCAACTAACACTTCAAAGTCTGTGTCTGGACAATTGTACAATGGTATTAACAATGCCCAATTCTACCCACTTCGCTTCTTCTTCTGTGAAAACTGGCAATCTGCACTTCCATTGATTGCTCTTCAATACCACGATGTTGAACTCCGCATTACATGGGGTGCTGACGCTGCGGGTAGCAAGTGGGAAGTTTACGCGAACTACGCGTACTTGGATACTCAAGAGCGTGAGTTCTTCGCTTCCAACCCACAAAACATGATCATTACTCAAGTCCAAAAGGCGACTGCTTCCCAAGCGAAGATTCAAGAGCTCAACTTCAATCACCCAGTCAAGTATCTCGCCGCCGCGAATGCTTCTGGTGTCAATATTCTTGGTGATGATGGTACAACCGATAATAAGCTTAAGCTCCAAATTAACGGTACCGATATCGCGGATTATAAGTTTGCCAATCCAAACTTTTCCACTGTGGCTCTTTACTACCACACCACAAACGGCGCCTCAACCGTTGCCAGTGATTCTACCGAAAAGTTGTTCTTGTACCCATTCTGTTTGGAAACTGGTAAGCTCCAACCAACTGGTACTCTCAACTTCTCCCGTCTCGATTCCGCTCGCATTGTGAACGATCTCAATAGCTCCAATGATGATATCTACGCAGTGAACTACAATGTTCTTCGCATTGAGAACGGTATGGGTGGTCTCCTCTATTCTAACTAAATCTCTCCGTATTTAATAAATTGCAATGTGGAACTTAGTCTTCCTCCTCGCCATCGTTTTTGTATTGACGTACGATCCAAAATCCAGGACACTTGAAAAGTATGTTGGTGTACCAACGCCACCAACTCAAAGATCCTGCGAACCTACGCATTACGAAGCCGTACAATTTGCTCAGAGTCCCTACGAATGCCCTCCCCCAGGCAGAACACATATGGGTGCACTTACTTAAAAAGAAGGGACGCAATTAAACCATAATGATTCCAATGGACCGCGAAACTCTTATGATGATCGCTACAATCGTGGCGATCGCTGGTGTTATATTCCTATTCAAGGAAATGAATAAGGCAAAGCAAGATGTTGAAAGCCTCAAGAACTTCTCAGCCCATCTCGTACATCGTCTCAGTGGTCCAGAACCACAACCACAAACTGTGGAGGATGATGACACTGAATCCGAAAAGGGTGCTGAAGAAAAGAAGGAGGAATAAACATATCCGCTTATTATAACTTGCGAATGCGCAATGAAAAAATACAAAGCTATAGCGATACCGGTCAGCTTTGCTGATGAGAAACCCAAATTTCTCACAGTGAGGGACCGAAGATTCAAGGATTGGATTTTTGTAACAGGGGGTTGCAGAAGAAGGGAAATTTTCAATCCAATTAGGTGTGCTCTCAGGGAGCTTGAGGAAGAGACTCGTGGTACAGTTGCCCTCAAAAACGGTGAATATACAGAGTTTAAATTTACGGTTAAAGAAAGTCCTACAGTGGACTTGGAATACAACGTCTTTATCTTTTTTGTAAATTACAATAAATCCGAACAACAGGCTCTCGTAAAGAAGTTTTATGAAGAAAAACAGAAAACAAATCTTAAGAAAATCAATAAACAACCAATAAAAAAGACATTTGATGAAAATGATTACATGAGTTTTGATACTCTTGAAGAGTTTAACTCACGTAAGCGTTGGAAACTTATAGTTGATAATGTTCTCAGAAATCCAGAGTTTTATTCGTGTGTGACTTCTCTTAATAGAAAAACATTCTCTATTAAATAGAATGAAGTCCAAAGCTTACATTTTAATGCAGATTGGCGAACTCCTGAAAAAGAACAGGGGATACTGTGATCAGGAAGTTGAGTGGTGGGTCAAGGAAAATGAAGAAAAGACAGTATATGAACTTTTGACCCTTAAGAAGGAATTGGGTCAAACACAAGAATATCCAGATGTATCTTGTATGAGATGGTTTAGAGGAGAAGATCAATAATAAGGTATGTTTAAGAAGTGGTGTAACCAACAAAAATTTAATAATGCAACCAATCTATCACATGTGCTCATGGACGGTGGTGTCCTTTCCGTGCCTTTTGATAGATTGAATGAGTTCCACGAAAAGTATATCACAGCCGTAAAGTCTGGTGAAAACTTGTTTGTCGTTGAACAAAAAAGTCCTACATATAACTTTTTTGTGGATATTGACTACAAAGATGAAAACTCACTTACTCTTGATGAAATTCAAGACATTTGTAAAATCATTTGTGATAAAGTGAAGCGTCATGGTGGTAAGGAATGTCTGATTTCTGTTTCTCCACCAAAGAAGGTTGGTAAATATACAAAGACTGGAGTTCATCTGAATTGGCCAGGTTTTGTCGTTGATCAGGCTTCTGCTTTGGCTCTCAGAGAACACATTCTCGTGGCATTATCAAAGGCAAAGGGTAAGACTGACTGGAATGAAATCATTGATTCCGCAGTGTATGGGGATCTGAAAAGAAAGACAAAGGGGAGTGGATTCAGGATGCCGTGGTCACACAAGATGGCAAAACATATGGCATGTGGAGGACAGGGGTGTCAAGATTGTCATTTGGGTAAAGTTGTACAAGTTGCGTACCTTCCAGTCTTCATTTACAAAAATGGACCTCTGAGTACACTTCTAAAAGTCAGTCAGGAACCTGATTTAGAAATACTCAAAATGTCTTCAATCAGAACAGATGAAACTCAACACGTCACTATAGAACCACCATCTTCCGTGATCAAAGAGGGGTCATTTACCGCGGCTCAAACTGCGGATGAATTACACGACGATGAACTCAAGGGACTTATTGAAAGTTTTGTACAGAAGAATATGGAAGGACAAAGTGGTGCTTCAATTACAAAACTTTTTAAACATAAGGAGACATATTTGGTTTCAACAAATTCAAAGTATTGTGAGAATCTCAAGAGACCACACAGTTCTAATCATGTCTGGTTTCATATAAGCGGATCTGTCATAGCACAGAAATGTTTTTGTAGATGTGAAACACTGCGTGGGAGAGTTGATGGATTTTGTAAAGATTTTTATGGCAGAAAGCACAACCTGACACCCAAGATTGTTGAAAAGTTGTACCCTAAAAAGGAAGATCTTAAGAAGTGTCCAGAAATCAAAAAGTTTGAAGAAAAACCACAAATTAAACAAGCGGATGTAAAACCTCAATTGGAAACATTTATGAAAAAATGTATGAAATGTCCCGATGACATGCACATTGTAAGTATATCTCGTCAAAAAAATGATTTTGTAGCTTTGACTACTTCATCTTATTGTGAAGAGATTAAGGGAGACCACGAAGGTGTGACTATGTCATACTTGATCAAGAAAAATAAGATTGTTCAAAAGTGTCCCCAATGTAAGAAGAGTGTCGCGAGGACCCATACATTGGGATCAAGTATCGTAGAAAAGTTATATCCACCTCGAAAAAAATAAACGACAATAACAGAAGAATGGCTCTCATTCTCGTTGGTGTGACTGTCTATTTAGCAGCAAAACTCATCAACGATTATGAAATACCAAAGATAATACCAGAACCCGATGAGTTTCATGAATATTCTGGAATACACCCAGACCTTTATATGGAGTATTTAGACCTTAAAAAGAGTGGAAAACATGTAGATGCTCAGAATAAACTTGAAGAGCTTGCTCTATACGCACACCCTGATTTTAGGGATGAAATTCATGAAAAGATACTTAAAAAGCAAGTTTCTTTATTTAATTAAATGGTGGAAACCAGAACACGCTCAGGAAGGCAAATAAAGAAGCCAGAACTGTACCAACCAGAAGAGACTGTTCTAGAAGATGATTATGCGTCCGACGAATATGATTCGGATTTTGGTTCAGAATTAGACACAGATGATGAAATTTATTCAGATGAAGACAGTGATGACGACGAAGATGAAGGAAGTCTCAAGGATTTTGTTGTAGATGACGATGAAAGTGAGGAAGAAGACGCTTAAAAAAAACAAATGATATATTAAAAATGGAGACTGATATAGGAAATCCAATTGAATACGATCCAACAACTGATCCATTGTTCAAGAATGAGGATAAGAATGAAGATAGCACACCCATACGTGAAGATCATTTGCCTCAAGATCAACAATACTATTTTCATCCTTCCGAAATGATGTATCCACCGCAACAAGTCTATCCAGAAAAAAATGACATATTTTCAAACATAGATAAGACAACATGGATTGTCGCATTCGCTGTCTTCTTACTCGGCTTTTTCATGGGGAAAACCATGCAACCAGTCATACTCCGCTACGCCTGAGTATGGCACAAAAGATCCAATATCACCGTAAATAGGCACTATTTTACCCGTAATATCACGATCCATAACCTGGCTTGGATACACTGGAACAATAAAAGCATCCCGTGTATCTTCGATAAATCCCTTTGTTGTAGAAGGTGGTTCTTGCACCCGCTCCTGCTCCGTTTTGTTTTTTAAAACCACGCGAATTCTCGGTTCAAAAAACAAAATAAAGAATGCACTAGTCAAGATGACGGCGACGATTATATTTAACATCTTGTTTTAAAATTAAAAAATATTATATTTTTGATCTAAGCGGAAGAAACTTCTGGTTCTCCTTCTTCCTTGGTTTCTTCAACCTTGGCTTCAGTTGAAGCCTCAGCCTCAGCCT